TATAGAATGTCTCTCTGTTTCTTACCAGGATTGTAGATAAGTTTTACAGAATTTAATATTGATCCTCTTGCTGTACCAGCAGGTGAGAACCAAGGGAACTGTTCGATATCAGTTCTTGCACAAGTTCCAGCAATGTCACCATTTAATGGAACATAACGGAATGTGTTATTGAATCTATCAAACATGTACTTGTAACCACTATCAAATACACCATAAGTGGTTGATGTGATAGGTGCATAGAATCCAACAACATTACTTGTCATTGTGTCTATGTTGTTTACAGTTACAGAACCAACTGAACTATCGTTCAAGAATGCTTGACGATAAGGTGAAATGAATGCAACTGCATCTTTTCTTGCCTCTGCAACAGCGATTGCTTTTTCAGCAACTGCCTGTGATTCTTCTTTAGAGTAGTGTGCAGCACCCATAAGGATGAAATCTACTTCTATTTCCTCTGTATTTTCAAATAATGTTAATCCTGAGATTATATCGTCAATACCAGAGTTTAGAGCACCTGTTGTGGTATAATCTGTATGACCACCATAGTTTTGACCCTTCAAAGCTACAGTGACCCCAACTCCAAGTGTTGAAGCTGAGTTTCCTACACCTGCGAAAGTTACGTTTTCAACGTTTTGATCCCATCCAGTATCAGCATCTATAGTATTGTTGGATTCATCTGCAAAAGAAGTAGTTGTAATACCAGAGAAACCAGCACCGCTACCTCCGTAGATATATTTTGAGTTTGTTGCAAGGTATTTTCTCCAGTATGCTGTTGAACCTACTGAATATTCAGCATCCTTACCTTTTGATAAGTTAAGATGCTTTTCAAGAATTGTTCCAGCATTACCTGTAATATCTCCTTTGTCATCTATAACAACGACGTGAACTTCATCAAATCTACTACCCCTTGAAGCAGCATATGCTGAAGTACCTGGTTTGTCTGCAAGTGCATCCCACTCAAGTGTTCCTACAGATAATTCAATATTCTGTTGTGCAAACCAATCTTGTTGTTTAGTGTATGTTGTAGTTTGACCAGTGCCTGTTATCTCACCACCAGCAGTTGTAAGACCAACAGTTCCAGTCGATGTAAAGTTGTATATACCACCTTGTGTATAATCAACTGAGGTTAAAGTTCCAGCAGCAGAAACATGTGATAATACTTTTACATTTATTGATGAAGGGGTGCTTGTTGTATCAATACCAGTTACGACACCTTTAATATAACCATCAAGAGTTGTTGTACCAGCACCTGTTGCTACTATTCTTCCAGCAGCGGTTTGTGTAACTGCAGCACCAACAACAAAGTTATTCAAAACAAGTGTGGATATTCCACTTAATACTTGATCTGCTTGAGAGTCAATAACTGCAACTTTAATTCCATTTGCGTAACTACCAGGTGTCTTTGCAGCAAATTCGACACCAGTTATGGTATTTTCATCATAACCTAACTGATTATAGTGAGTTTCACTCTTAATCTTTAGTCCAGTGTAACCCACAGTAAGTCCAGCACCGATAACTGCATTTTTCAATCCATCGTCATCAGCACGAATAACTTGCATTGTACCACCATATGCTAAGTATGATGATGCAACCATCCAGTATTCATAGTGCTTATCTACTGAATATGGTTGTCCAAACGTTTGTAGTAAATCTTCCTCACTTTCAATGAGTTGTGCTTCCTCTACAGGACCTTTCGTAAATGGAGCGACTAAAGCACCGATAGAACCGCTTGTAGCGTCCACTCTACCGATGGTAAGGTCTACTTCTCTAACTTGGATACCAGGAGAGGCTAAATTTAGAGCCATCTTGTATTCTCCGATCTCAGAATTTTTTTTTCTTCAATTATTTATTCTTTAGTATTATTTCACTGGGGAAACAGTGCATGAACTACCAATCTGGGTATTCCCAACTCTTAATCTTTATCTTTTTCTTATCCTTTACTCTTTTGATTGTACATTCCTTACATTCATAAGAATATGATGATTTAATATTTTTATTCTTTCTTATCAAATAGTATCCATCAATTAAGTCTTTCATCACACCACAAACTCTACACTTTCTTTCCGAAAAAGTAAAATGACCAAGTTCTAATTGTTCATCAAATTCCATTCCAGAATGTATCACTTACAGGTTGCATATTTCTTGATATAATATACAATCCTACATTACATAGAAACCAAAATGCATTAGTTATCCATGCTTGTCTCCAACAATATTTTCTATTTGTTTGCACAATATAAAGACTTCTTTCGTTGTCTTTAACAAATTGTTCAAGAACAAATGAGATTGCACATCCTATTGCAAAAACATAGAACATTAAATTTAGAAAACCTGCTGAAGTTAGTAAGAATGAAATCATAATCCTCCGTATTGTTGAATTTTTTTCTTGTTTTCGTATTTTTCTATTATATCAAGTTTTTCTTTATCTGTACAGTCGCACATTTGTAGTTGCTCCTTAAGATCTTTTGTATCAAAGTAATTTATAACCTTTTCAGGTACGGATGTTATAAAGATTGCTGCTACTGCTGTTCCTGAAGCAATTTTATAAATTGGAAAGTCTTTATATCCTTTTATCCACACAAAGTTTTCTTTTACTTTTTCAATGTATAATCTAACAAATTCTTTGGGACTCTTTCGCATACCTTTCCATCTTTCTTTAAGGTCTGCCCATTCTTTCTCATGATCAACATTAAATAATTTTCCACAAAATTTAGAATATGATTTCCAAAGTTTTTTTAACATTAGTAATAATCCCACATATATGAACGGTCTCCATACTCATCTGTTTTCCATAAGTCACCATCATCATCAACAAATGAATCTCCATCGAAACCATCTGATATAAAACCAAATGGTGCCATATCCTGTTCAATTTGATTTTTTTGTTCTTCGTATATTCTTTTTCGCACATCATTATCAGTCATTTCTTTAAAATAATCCTGTGCAACTAACCAAGAAAATATAACAAGACACATTGCTAGGTCATCGTTACATCCTTCTTCTGCTTCAAATGAATTATGTTTTTGAGCGAAGGTTGTTAGTTCTGAGATGATATCATAATCACATACTAATATTTTATTATCTTCTAACATTGTTTTTAAATTAGAGCAACCTAATTTTTTAACTGCTGCTGTAGTTCTAACACCAAGTTGAGATCTTTTACCACTAAAACCAGCACCAACCACCTGACCATTACGTCCTCTTTGTGAACACATCAATAGATTTTCATATTCTAAGTCATAATTTAAGATAGATGCTACTTGGTCTCCAATATCATTTACCTCTACAAGGACAAATGCTTTATTGTATGCAGCTGCAATATCATATATTACATTTGGAAATAACATTGGTTTGATTTCATTATTACGATACTTACCTACAACCTTATAAGGAAATTCTGTAATATCAAAAACTAAAAATGCTGAGTAATCATTACCTAGACCACGAGCAACATCGACTGTAATCAAATAATTATGATCTTTTCTTGGTGCTTCATATATGTCAAGACCAGCATTTCTTTGTATTGGGTCTTCATATACAAGTGTTTTTAACTTTGCAGGGTTAATTAGAGTATTAACAGATCCTAAAAACTCACATTCAAACTCAACTTTAAATTGTTGCTCAGATGTGTTTGCAATAGTTTGTTCTCTCCACGCTTCATCACGACCTGGTACTTCAGACCAATGGACATCAGTTGGTTTATATTCATTCTTACCTCTCTCTGCATCGTGCCACATTCGGTAGAAATGATTCATACCTCGTGGTGTAGATACGATGATTACCTTTGTCTTTTGCCCTGACGAAATTGTTGGATAAACAGAAGCAAAGAAATCGTCAGCAATATGATTGGGGATAAAGGCAAACTCATCCAAGAATATAACATTATAAGACCCACCACGGACAGCGGAAGAAGAAGTAGAGTTAGCAGATATTTTTGACCCATTTTCAATCTCCAGTGAACCTTTATTCCATGATATTATACCCTGTTGCATCCATCTTGGCAAGTTTTCATACGCTAGTTGTAATCTACCTAGTAAATCACGGGCAGTAGAAGCTTTGTTTGCAAGTATAGCAATATTAACGTTATCATTAAATATTGCATAATGTAAGAGATAAGATACCACTGTCGTAGACTTACCTGTCTGCCGAGGCATCTTACAGATGTTAAAACGGTGTTCATGGAAATTTTCAATTAATTTTTTCTGGAATGCATATTGTTTGAAAGGAACTAGACCCTCATCAAGAGATACAATCTTTATGTAGTTGTTTGCAAAATATACGGGATCTTCTTTACACTTTAAAAATTCGACAATATTATCCTGCGTAAATTCAATAGGAGTATTTGCCTTTTTTAGATTTGGATTACCAAGATAAACTTCACTCATTTTACATACTTAAATTTTAGTTTTTACATTAAATATTTTTTGATTGAGACTACGCAAGTCTAGTGGCATCTTCATTAGTTTCTTACCAGTAAGACCTCTCAAATATTTTTCTTTTGATGGAACTACTTGTTCCATAAATGTTTTAAAAGTTTTCATATCTTTTTAGGTTTTTCGCCAGGTACTTGTGTATATGGTTTATCGCCAGGTTGATCCTTAATATCTTTTTTTATTTTTTTAAGAACGTCACCAATGTGTGTAAGACCTTCTTGAAATTGTT